GCAATCTTGCCAATTGGCCCTTCAGGCTTCTCGATTTTTCCGTTATTGTTAACCAGCCCCAAGCCTTTTAGCAAGTCCTGCGCAGCTTTAGCGCCAAGATTAGTACCAATACTTAACAACCAAATCTCAGGGGTAAAGGAGTAGATACTTGCCACCAATTTTCCAAAGGATGGAATCAGTTTTCGGATTTCGTTGGTCAGACCGACAAAAGCATTGAAGGTATCGACAAAAATATTTGACCCCGACTGAAACACATCCAGAAAAGTGTTAAAGCTTGCCGACATGATTTCGGCAATCTGCTCAAAAACATCGATCAGCATCTCGCCACCGAGCCGAAACATCTCCTCCAGATGTTCGGGGTTTTGCGTGACCTCCTTGAGGGGGCCCAAAAAGGCGCTCATGATGGCCGAAACAGCAGCCATCGCCCCACGGCCATATTCAATCAGGCCACGAAAATCGAACGCCTTGTCCAGGGCCACCATCATATCGGCCAGAAGATCGTTCCATTGGGCACCCAGACGGGCGAAAACGCCGGTATATCCTGCGTCGGATCCTTCCAAAAGCGGCATGCCACGCTGTTCGGCGAGAAAAGACTCCCGATCCATTAGCGCATTCATGGGCGCCGTCAGGACCGACTTGGCCGCGCTGGCGGCCATCGAAGCGATGTTCAAAGCCGCGTTGAGCGGAACCGCCATGGCGGCGGCGGAACCGGCCAAAGAAAGAGGCGTGCCGATGGCGGACTTGAGCGCTGTGCCGATTTTGGATCCAGCGGATTTGACATCGCCCATCGAGGAGGCGATGCCTGTACGAAGCCCTGAGGAATCAAGGCCGAGACTAACGACAGGATTGGCGATTGACTGCTTAGCCATCGAGTGCCGCCCTCGCTTTCTCGGCCAATTTGCTGGCCTTTTTTTCCCACTCCGCCTTCGGGTCGAAATCGACGCCCCATTTGGGGATCAGGTAGGAGATCTTGATTGGCTCTTTTGCCCAGGGCGTGAGCGCCGCATGGCGACCGAGCGCCGAGAGGCAGTCCTCCCGATAGGGGCCCCAGGGCTCGACACCCAACAGCACCAGCCACTCGGAGAACTCCGCGAAGCTCATTCGGCTTTGGAGCTGGGCGACGGTCATCCCTAGGGTTGCGGCGAGCTGGTAGAGGGCTCGCTGCTCGGGCCTTCCGAATTTTTTTTTGCAGCCTCAACCGATCCGGCGGAGAGGCCGTTGACCCTGAGCACTTCTTGGGCGATGCGCATGCACACAGGCAGCGGGACCAGATCGAGCCGGGCAATATCTTCCGCCGAAAGATCAGAGCCCCACGAGGTGACAAGCGACGCGCCAAGCATCGACCGAACCGCCTCGGCCTGCGTGGAGGGCTCGGAGATGCGCTCGATCGTCTGGTACATCTCGGTAAGCTTGCCCAGAGGCCAGCCGCGCAGATAAATCGGATCCCGCAAGCCATCGATCGAGACGCTCACGGGGGAAGAAAGTTCAAACATGCTTTAAAGACCTGTTGGATAGAAGATATAGAAGATTAGGCGATCACAATGGAGTTGACCACAAAGGTCACAGTATAGGCTTGCACCTCGCTTGAGCCTTGCGTGATTTTTTCCTTAATGACCTTCTGGACAAAGCCGGTATACGTGTGGGTCTCGGTGCCCGAGCCACCAATCGGAGCAGGATAAATAACAACCAGGTCGATCTCGGCTTTGGCATCGCGCTTGGTAACCATTACGCCATATTCTGTCTTGTCGTACTTGGCCGTGAATGTGATGTCCTCGTACTCTTTGATGCCCACGACCGAGTATTTTTGGCCACGGACAAGAGAGCCGAAGGTGATTTTGACCAGCGATGAGCCACCGCCATCAATGTCGAATGGATCATCGATCGCCTCGCCTCCCACGGTGAGGCTGGTGATCAGATGGGGCGCGGCGGCGGGTGTGGAAGACGGCATGGCAAACTCTCCTTGAATTTCAGATACCCAAAAACTCGCTTTAGACGCAAAATCCGGTGATGCTCATTTGGATCCGGCGGTAGCTCTCATCATCGCCATCGGCCAGAAATTCGTTGTCAAACTGAATCCCCGAATACTGAAGCCGGTGAACCTCCGAGGCACCCTGGACAACCTGGCCACGGTTGGCCTCGATCACCGAACGGACCGCCTTGTCGATGGCCTCGCTCTGGGCGGAGGTGCGGGCGATTCCGGTCAGCGTCAGGGTCGCAAAGCCGATGCGGGAAAGATTCGATCCCGAGGAGAGCGATTGGACCGGCTCGGAGGATACCTGCCACGCCGCGGCGGGGAGCTCGGCTTCCTGGGGGATCTGATCGGGATGTATGCCGCCCGGCAAAGCGTTTTTAACCGCGGCATCGGCGACCAGAAGCGAACGGACAATGCGGGCAAAGGCGATGCTCATGAATTAACCCGCTTTCTTTTTTTGGATTTTGGCGATCGCCTTTTGGGTTTCCATTGATAACCGCTCGACAATCAAAGGCCCGATCGATCCCTTGGATGCCGAGTAGGCACGCTCCATAAAATGTTGGCCGGGGACGGTGGTGGACTTTTGCCCGGATGCTTTGAACCGATCGACCTGAGCCAATTTCTTGGCGCTAAGATCGGCCTGTTTGATTTTGTTTTTGCGCATGTAGCGGTCGAGGTCCGAGCCACGCCAGAGCACGCCTTTTTTGACGATGGATTCGTGCTGGCGACCGGAGACCAGCGGGACCCGGGCATGGGCCTTGAATCCGAATTCGACCAGGTGCGCATAATTCGAAGGGCGCTGCATGATCGTGGATTTGCCACGGCGCACCGATTCTCCAACCGCCCGCGATGGACCCACGACCGCAAAGGGGACGCCCTTTTTGCTCACGCCGTTTCGGCTCTTGATTGATTTTTTGAGCAGGCCCGATTTGCCGTAGGTCTTTGCTTGCCCCTTTTTGGATCTGCCCCCTTTGGGCGCAAGCGTCTTGGCCTTGGCGGCAATGGCCTTGGCTCCGGCTCCCAGGCTGTTGGCCTGCGCCTTGGCAAAGGCTTTGTCCTTGACGATCACCGAGGAGAGGTGATCGATCCCCGCTTTCATTTCCGTATCGAATTTTTGCACATTGGCTTTGATCATTTTTTCTCGCCCCCTACTGCACGCCGCTTGGGCTATCGAGCCACTCGGTCGCGGCGATCGCCATGGCCTGGCGGTTTTCGTCGAGATTCCGGAGCGAGGAAATCAGGAAATATCGCCCCTCATAAATCATCCGGTGGTTGATCCGGACATCATCCCGCCATCGAATCAGGATCGAATGGGTCTCAAGCCCCTTGAGCTGCGACCCAAAAAGCCCTTCGGCGACCGAGATAGGGGAAATCTGGGCCCAAATTGTGGCGTAGGTTGACCAGCTTCTGACCGGCTGGCCGAGGTCATCCGTGAAATCGGTCGGTGCCTGGAGCTCCATCCGCCTTTTGAGGTCGCCGATTTTCACGAATAGGCTCCCCAAATGTATTTGTTGGCGATGGCCTCAAAAGCGAAAGGCACTTCTCCGCCCCCTGTGGGGCCGACCTGGGCCCGGTTTTCGTACCAGTGGGCGCACATCAGCAGGATCGCCTGATTGATCGAGGCGGGAATCGTCGTCGTCGCGGCGGTATAGGTCACGGTCACCGCGTACGGGTAGCCATCGACCTCAGGCAAAGCGACATTGTCCTTGAAATAGATTTGCGGTTTGGTTTCGGATTGGCCGACGAAGGCGAGATAGTTCGAGGCGCTGATCGTCTCGGTGCTGGTCGCCGTGCGCACGGTGATCGAGGTCACCCCGGTAACAGGGCCACGGGGGAGGAGGATCTGTTTGGGGAGGCCATCAAGCTTGTGGGTGAGCGTCTGTTCCGTCAGGATGCGCCGCGTATGCTTTTCGAATAGATCGATCGATCCGGCAAGGATCGTCGAGATCAGCGAGTCCTCATAGGTGTGATCCACCCTGAGGTGAAGCTTGACTTCGGCCAGGGTGGGGAGTGCCATTAGCGGGATTCCTTCTTTTTGGATTTGGGAGCTTCGGGGGTTTCGACCTTGGCCACGGCGGGTGGCTCGGCCTGATGGATTTCGAGGATCCCCGCCTCAAGGAG